GGGACCTACGCGTTCCAGACAGATAACTTAAGTTATTTGAGTGGTGGTAAAGTAGAAACGAAATAGTACTATTTCTTTGACCTGGGGTGGTTACACCCTTGCATCGAAAGAGTTACTTCGTCTCCGTTTTAGATGTGTATTTAGTACCGTCTAGTACCCAGACACAATGTCGTTCACCGGTCAGAAGATCGATGCACATTAAGTTGTACGGATTTTCAAAATCCCTACCTAAGCCATGAAGATAGCCTCTTAGGAGATATCTACACTTTTCCCTGTGAAAGTGGTCAGTGGCCTTGTCAAGGTCCATGGCTAGGAACCAAGCATATTCTAAGAATATGCGAGAGTTCCCTCGATTCCTGGATTGCTTAGCAATCTCCTGTGTGAAACGGAAAGCTGGGTCACCGAAACCCAACCCTGCCGCCACCTCAGGAATCGTCCTTAAAGTGTCCACAAGAATGTGGCCAAAAGGAGTAAGCACGACGGTTGCCCATGCTGGGTCAACTGTTAAACATCGTGTTTTATCACCAGGCTCGCCTAAGGCGATAGCCTTTTGATTGAATCTACCGACGACCTTAAGGTCGCTGGATAAGACTTCTGCTTTACGGCCCTCTTCGAAGGCCCATTGCAGTATTAAGTATCCCAGGTTCTGACCGAACCCTGCATACTTTTGCATTATGGTGCCACCCTTTATAGGGTCTCCAAATGCAGTATCTGGCATTTCTTCCTCAGGAAGTAAAGGACAGACTGGCGTAAAGCTTTTCCATAAGGAAAGGCCTTTACGTAAGATTACTTTGTGCCCTAGGACACAATTCATTTCCCTGTCCTCTTGGACCAACTCAGTTGCCCAGGACGATAGCTTTTCACGTACATATGATGAGCGCCCGCCCTTGGAGCGAGGCCTCTCGATGCACGATGAGTTCGAAATACTTAAGTGTTCCGACCTCAATGACGATCGCGACAATGCACGTCTGTCAACTCGGGATGCGATACGCATGCCGATCTTGTACAATCTTTCCAGTCGTTCTGCAGAAGCAGGCGCTGGTACACTACAGCGTAAAGCTTGGTGTTCGATCATAGCGGACTTCATTGTCTCCTTTGAAGGAGTTGGAGCCCCTCTAGAACTGATGAGATGCATAAGCCTCTCCATCTCGTTCTTTGACTTGATGCCTCGTTTAACGACGCAATCAAGCCAAGTGATGCCGGTAAGACCTAAGGTCCCTGTACGGGCATCATACCAAGGAAAACCTAGTGGCTTAGTCACTTCGATTTCCTCGCACTTTAAAGCCTTTTGTTTAACAAATTGGCAGAAAAGTTTCCACGTTTTCAGTGTGGCCGTATGGCCGCCGTACGTATACGACTGGACGAACCAATCAAAGATTCTTCGTACAGCACCTTGACGCTCTGGAACATATGTTTCGGGACTCGAGAAAAGGAGACAATCTTCGATTGTCGCCCAAAGCCGGGCCATCCTATCCAGGTGATGGGTAGGAATCCTAAGCATATGAGTCAGCACATGTCTTGAAGACAGTTGGTGACGCTCATAACTTTTGATAATCGCTTCGCGACATTCAAAAGGAACATTTAGAAATGCGCGGATGCGGTTGGTACAACCGTATCCCTCCAAACCGTAACGGTTTGCTCGCATATCCAAGAAATTTGGAAGCTTTTCGTCCTCGGGAAGACTAAGTCGAACCGTTACAGACGGTGAGGGAAAAGTATCTTGCAAATTGTGATTATCACAATTGTAAGCTGAACTTACAATCCGAACGACAGAAACAGGTCCTAACGGATCCTGGACGATGAAGGTCGGATACATTGTAG